GATACCTAATGCACAAGGCATCAAGCAGACTCGCTCTGTAGATGCTCTTTTACGTATAGACAACGAATTACAAGACACTAATGCTTTAAGAGACAGGATTAACCAAAGTTACGCTCAAAGAGGGTTAGCTCCTATTAGTCAACAAGATTTTGACAGAATGGTTAACTCGTTAAAAACACAACAAACTCGTTTGCAACAAGATTCTGACGTTAACACAGAGTACACCAACAGAAAAATTGAAGCAGCGCGCCAAGCACTTGATTTAAAAAAACTTGAGTCTGCGGAGTGGATTGGAAACAACAGAGCAAAAATTGTAGCTGCAATTAAAAGCGGCAAACAAGAAAACTTAGATGCTGTACTAGAAACTGTTCCTTCGTTGTACGCAGAACAAGTGCAAGATTTTGTTTCTTCAGAGTTGCGTTTTCAACAAGAAATGCAAGACTTCCGAGACAACAGCATCCTTAAAAACCAAGAGCCTTTAAACAAGGACTTTACTTCTCGTATTGAAAATTTACCAGAAGGTTTACAAGACGACGAGCTAAAGGCAATGAACCAACAGTACGTTGAGTACATTGAAAAGCACTGGGATGCTGAAAATAAAGAATGGGTTGGAGGAACCGGAGCTAAAACAACAGCTTCTAAAATGGAAGAGAATCTAAATCGTTTAATATCAAATAGAAACGAAAGAGCTACTCTTAACGATTGGGAAGCTGCTGAAGATAAAAAGTTAGCTGACGAAAGAGTAATTGAAGAGGCTAGAATTAGGATTGACACGTTTGTTCCTGACAGAAACGACGAAAAAGATTTAGCCGAACAACTTGCTGCAGAAGATCAAGAAGATTACGACAAGTTAGATCCCGAAGAGAAGCAAGAGTACAGACGGATGGCGAGAGATACTCTAGTTGAAGAGCATAAGCGAAGACAGCAAGCTGTAATTGCTGGTGTTGACGTAACGCAAGCTCCTGCTCAAGCTATTACAGACGAAGAAAATATTCGTTTGTCAATGTACACTTCAGAAGAACAAGAATTAATTATGGAAGAGTACGGCGAATTTCAAAAAGGCCAAATGTCTCTTACTCAAATTATGGATGAACTTGAAGAAGACGGGTTTATTGAGATTCCTGTAACGGACGAAGAGCCTTCTAACAAGCCTGTTTTGTACCGGAAAGAAAAAGGTTTTCCGTTTATGAAGCCTTTAGAAGAAAGATATAAAAGGAATGTGCAGGCTATGGCAGCGCGTCGGGCAGGAACAGCAGAATGAGCGAAGAAAGAGAACGACGCAGACGTAGACGTTCACGGCGTAGTAAGTTTGGAAAACCAAAAGCAGAGTACAGTTCTTTACGAGCAGGGGCTATTGATTTTTTAGAGTCTGCTGCTGGTATTGGCGACGAACTTGATGCTGTTGCGCGTCTTGCTTCTGGTGAATCTGATAGCTGGTCTAAAGCTATAGAAGGTTCACGACGAGAACTGCGGTACTTTGAGCGTAAAAATCCTGGAGCATCTAAGTTTATTACAGGCGCTGGTATAACGGCTGGTTTATTTATTCCGGGCATGGGCGTAGCTAAGATAGCTCAAGCAGGAACGGCTGTTCAACGTGCACAAAAAGCGGCAGCGTTGGGTGCTGTTGAAGGTGCTGTTTACGGGTTTTTGTCTGGAGAAGACGAAGGCAGAGTAACAGGGGCTTTACTTGGTGGCGGCTTAGGCGCTGGTATTGGAGGCGCTGCTGGAGCTTATCTTACAAAAGGCGTTCCAGATAAACCACGAGTAACGGTTAAAGACGGTAAAGTAGTAGAACAACCAACGTCTTTTATCGGAGGTGACGAGGGCTTTGTTGAAGTAACTAAAGCTACTGAAAAATCTAAACCCGGTTTTGAAGTAGACACGAGTACACAAAGGCGTACAACACGGCGCGTCGATCCTGATGACCAGAGAATGCTTAAAGAAACTGTTGAACCAGAAAAAGCTAGTGGCATTATTGGTAACGTATTGCTAGGCACTCGTCAGTGGCTTGTTAAAAACGTAGGAGAAAGAGCAGCAAAACTTGCCGAAGACGCAGAGACAATGATTCGTCACGAGCGTCGAGAGTTAGACAATGTTTTTGAAAACACGTTTGCTGACGCTTACAAGCTATTTGAAGACAACGCACAGTTAAAACTTCTTAGTACACGAATGAACAGAAGTATTGCTAAGAACCAAAGGGTTACTTGGGACACATTTAATTCTGCTGCTAAAACACCTGAAGAACAAGCTATTGTAAAACAAGTTGAAGAACAAATTAAAACACTTCAAGCAATGGATGTTGTTAAAGGTTCACCTGATTACTTTCCAACCAAAGGCGTTATTGGTGGCAAAGACGCAGTAGTTATGACACCTTCTGATTACGTCAATCCTATTGATGCAATTAAAGAAATGGCTGAAGATGTTATGACAGCCCGTGTGTTAGCTCGTCGGTTTGGTTTAATAGACGAGAAGACAGGACAATTAGTTCTTGAACAAGGGGGCAAAGCTCTTAAGTTACCGGACGCGCAAAAAACTCAAGGTCGTGTAAATTACGTTATTAAAATGATTGAGTTAAAAGCAAGGAAAGAAGCGCGTCAACAGTATTTAGCGAAAGGTATGTCTAAGACTGACGCAATGGAAAGAGCCAAGGCGGTGTCTAGTAATTTAGGAAACGGATTACGTTCACAAATTATTGCTTCTAAAAAAGGAGGTGATGCTGCTGGTGCTATTGCTAGACGTTTGACTTCTTCTGCTTTGCTTGCTAATCCTTTGAACGCTGCGCTAAACCTTATTGAAGGAATTACTGCCCCTATTTATCAAAACGGTATCAAAGCATGGGCGCAAACAGTTGGTCCTGCTACTTTAAGAACTATCAAAGTTGCGTTAGACGAACTAGGAACAACGCCTGTTCTTGGTAAAGTTATTCCGAAAGTTAACATGGATACAAACCGTTGGTTAGGGAACGAGAAGTTAGGACTAGATCAAAACTTTATGGGAGAACTAGCAAACACAGGTAAACGTGCTGTGTCTGATTCAGCCGACAAGTTTAATTTTATTAGACTACCGAGGTTTGCTCAAGCAGTAGACGTAACAGGACAGGCGCTGTACAAAATTAGCGGCGTGTCTACTGTTAACCGTATGGGACAAGAGATACTTACTAATAGTGCAATTAAACGTGGCATGAATCTAGCCAAGAGTGGCAAAGCAAAAGATTTAGAAGAGCTACGTAAACACGACGGGATGCGGGGGCTTACAGACAGCGAGTTTTTAGCGACTGTAAACGCTTTAAAGAAAGGGGATTTAAACAGCGAATGGTTGATTAACTTTGCTGGTGCTTCACTAAACAAATGGCAACCAGTTAGTGCTAGTTCTTTACCTAAAGCGTTTCACGATAATCCTAATGCTCGTATGTTTTACAGCATGTTGACGTACATGAATCGTCAAATGAACAGCATAAGAGAAGACATTGGATTAAATTTATTGAAGGCGCAAAGGCTTGGTTTAAATACAGCAGAAGGTTCGCAAGCAGCTAAGAACGCAATGCTTAACTCAGCAAAGTACGTTGGTTTGTTTGGTGTTGTTGCCGGTGTTTGGGATGACGCCAGAAAAACTTTGGATTTATCCAAGAATAAAGACGTAGAAGATGTGCTAACACCAGAAGGAATTACTAGCGCAACAATGAATCAACTAGCTTCTAACTTATCTAGCGGTTTTGTAAACATTAGATCAGAGCAGTACGGAGGTAAGCCAGTAAGTTTAGTTCCTGCTCCAATGGAAGCGGCAGCTACTCTTGGAAGTGGATTTATTTCTTCTGCTGAAAGATTAGCAACAGGAGAAGAAGACGCAGCTTTGCCTGCGCTTAGGGCTTTAAGAACATACGCTCCCGGCTTGGCTAATATTGACAGGATCAGTAGAATGACTACTGGCGAGCGTTTGTTTGAAGATTACATTGACTAAGGACTAACCAATGAAAGACAAAGACCACACAGTAAGTTACACATCTATTGACTACCACTCTATGTGTCAGCGTTCCAAAGATCGCATCAAGAAAATGCAGAAGGAAGGAATACCTACGTCCCATGACCCGAAAGACAAGCCAGAGGACGTAGGCAAACACGAGGGTTACTCCATACTGTTTATGTCATAACTCGCAGTTGTTCCCTGTACAGGCCAGTTGTTGTGATCCTTCGGTCATGTCGCTGGCCTCTTCTATATCCCACGATATTTCCTTTGGGAAGTCTTTAGCCAACTGGTTGTACGTCTTCTTATCAACAGGCTCGTACGGTGCTTGCTGGTACGTGTGATCCGAATACGGCAGGAAGCTAATACCAGATACCTTGTCAAACTTGTTGTACAACCACTGTCCTACCTCCAAGAACTCATCGTCACGATAGTAACAAGTCATCGACGGCTTGTGTTCACACCATTCATCCTGGTAAATCTCCCACAGTTCTAGCTGTTCCATAGCTCCCATCTCATTAGCCGTTACTGCATCTTTAGGCGAGGCAATAGGAAACGAGAATACTTTTGTGGTTGGGCTAGTTATATCTTGCTCTACAAACTTAAACTTAATTGGGTTGTCGTTTGAGTCGTAGTCTAAGATGATTTCAGGGTTCTCACCAAACGCTTCTTCTAAGACAGCGCAAAGTGGGTCACGAGCATCTGCACGTACACGCCGAATGTATTGTGCAGAATAACGAGGATGGATACCAGAAGCGCTATCGACCAACTGACTAACAGTACCCGAAGGCTTAACAGCGGTAATAGCAGTAGACACGTTGATACCCAATCGGTTAGCCCACTCCTTGTTAGTCTTGATGGCTTCCTGTCGCATAGCTCTAAGCCACTTCTTGAGTTCATTCTTGTCTCCTCTTCCTGACAACATGGGATGATCCATGATACCTGTCAGCGACACACCAAGCAGTGCTTCCTCTTCTGTGTTTGTTTTCCAGATGTTTCGTAGGTAACGGAAGTTAGTCAAGGTAGCCTGTAAAGTTCCAAGGATAGTCGCAATCCGTACTTTTCGTTTGAGGTTTGCGAGCGTATCGGTTGACCTGACAACAACCTCCGATAGATTACAGAATTGGTAGGGTCGGAGGATGATCTCACTACATGGATTAGTTCCAAAATCGTAGGTAGCATCTCGTCGCTCGTTTCTTGCAGCTTGCTTTTGACTAGCCACTCGAGAAAAGACACCTCGCTCACCGGATCGTGATTCATATAAACTGGTCCATTCATTTAAGAAAGCCTCAAAGTCTGGCTTCTCTGTGTAACAGGCAGAGTTGTTAGCCAGCCCACGTTGAGGGTTATCTACCCACCACTGCCCGTGCTTACATCGTCGGAGTCTGTCATCTGTGAGATTGGAGAGACTGATAAGTGCTGATCGTCTGACTCCTCCAACGACGACGATTTGAGCAATCTTGCAGCAAAGATCGTGGCATTCAATGGAGCTAAGTTTTCGTCCAGCCGCTCCCCGAAAGAGGTCAACTGTGAATCGGAACAGTTCGAGCAAAGGCTCTGGACCCGATGCTCTACCTCCAAAAACCCTGAGCGGGGAACCTGAAGGTCGTACTCTGCTAACGTCCCATCTGGGAACCTGACCTGAATAGAGCAGTGATACCAACTCCCTAAACGATTTCGCCCATCCGATCTTCGAATCCGCCACATTAATAACTGTATCGGTTTCATGGAACTCCTCTGCTACTTCTGGTAATTTCTGTACGTACTGCCGTTCAACACTAAAACCTACGCCTGTACCACAAAGCAAGACGTACATCAGTTCGTCAAACGCTTTCGGGTGATCTATCGGTAGGTAACTACAGTTAAACCCTGCTACGTTGTCGCGCTCCAGTGCCTCTCCTGCGGTCATCAGTGCTCGCATGGAAGGCATTACGTCTAGGCTGTGGATAGCCTCGTACACTTCCTTACGTGCAGTCTCTGGCAGATCGTCACCCCAGAAATTTACGTACCGGCTGACTGTTTCTTCCCAAGTCTCCCTACGCTTCTCATCTGGTAAGTACCTAGCGTACCGTGACTTGTGTATGTACTGTTGGTATGCGTCCATCATGCCTCCCCAAAGATTTTCTGTAGTTGTGCTACTGCTTCTTCAAAGGTAGCGTGTATGGTTACAAAGCTGTCGTTTTCGTACCACTCTACTATGTATCCGTTAGATGCTCTTTTAATTGTAGCGTCTGTTGCTTTCATTCAGTTACTCCTAGCGTTTCGTTAATGATTGCTTGTGCCGCCATCTGAAGTAACATGTATACTCCGTCAGGGTACTGCTCGTTGGACGCTACTTCAAACATCTCACCGTCTTCGTACATAATGACAGCTACCTTTACCTTCCGCCCCTCTTCCTCGTGTTTTAGTGCTTTGACTACAAACGCAGACAGAAACTCTGATGTTGTGATTTCGTCCTTCTCTTGATCTTTGTTACCAAACTTACCTTCTACTACTTTCACGGGTCTACCTCCTTGATTAACCAGCCTAAGTAGACCTGTGCTTTCTTGAGATCCTCTACGCCGTTCTTGTACTCGTACCTCCAAAGGTACTTCAGGCAGTTGCCCTTGAGATACCCCTTGTATTCCTGCGGGTGCATGGACGCCTTGATTGCTTCGATGGCTTCTATTGATCCCTTGTTGTAGTGATCGGGCTGTGTCACAGAGTTGTGTTTATCCTGTGGGTGGTACAGTTTTCCGCTGACAGTTCTAACTCTGTCCCACTCTTCAGGCGTAGCGTCATCAATACTCATTCATTTCCTCCAACTCTTCTTGAAAATTGTCTAGCTTTCGTAGGAGTTTATCCTCAAACCTGTCAAGTATATCCTCTGCTGAAATCTGTAACGCCTCTATCAAATCATCTGGGTCGTAAAGATGAAGCAGCCGTTCTTTAATTTCTTCTAGTGTCAGAGACATAACTGACTAACTCCTGTAACGTATCTATATTGTACCACAAAATCTCGTGTTTGTCACACCAACCAGCCATAGTAAGTTTACTCCCTCTGTTTACTCTCTGGTTT